CGGATAATCAACAGATAAGCGGGCACGAGAGACCGTTATCGTCCGGTCTTCCAATGGTTGGCGCATGACCTCGAGCACGCTCCGGTTGAATTCGGGCAACTCAACATAAAGAAATCACTTGCATAGTTCTGTAACTTTTGGTAATTTCGCTTCCGAAACGAAGATAACGAATTTAAAACCAACAGAATATGAAGGCAGCATTTCTAATCAGATGTTCTACTAAGAACCAAGATTTAAACAGACAAACCAGAGATTTAACTAGACTGGCTAAATCTATGGGTTATGAATATGACCTAGAGAATTTAGTATATGGTGAAAAGATTACTGGTAAGGATGATGTTACTAAGAAGAATAGGGATTCTATTGATAGATTGCTAAGAGCAGCTAAAGAGCAGAGGTTTGATGTAGTACTAGTATCAGAAGTAAGTAGAATGAGCCGTGACCCTGCTTCTGGTAGAATCTATGTGCGTCTGCTTATTAATATGAATATACCAGTTTACTTTAAAGATATAGACCTTTGGACTATTAACCCAGAAACAGGTAAGAAGGTAAGGGATGCAGAATTAGTTATCGGTGCAGCCTTTGATGCAGCTTGGAAGTATCTAAAGAGTATGAAAACTCAAATAGCATCTGCTAGAAGAAACGAACTGGATAATAACAGAATATCTATTGGGCAGCCTTACTTTGGCTATAAGAGATATGAAGGTATTGATAAGAGTAAGAAGAATCAGATAGTAGTTAATGAAGAAGAATCAGAAGTAGTACAGGCAGTATATAATGAATATTTAAAGGAAGGTGCTACTTTAAAGTCTACAGCATTAGCTATTACTGATAAGTATGGTGAGAAGCTAAATAGGAAATTCTCTTTAGGTACTATCGAACATATTCTTACTTATGAAAGCTATGCTACTGGTATTAAGAAGGTGAATCTTAAAGACCCAGATACAGACGAAGTAGAAGTATTCGATGTTAGTACACCTATTATTATAGATAAGGAGTTATATGAAGCAGCAGCCAATAAGAGAAAGAATAATAGGGTAAAGGATGAACCATATCCAAACCAGCAGGTATATCTGTTATCTAAACTGATTAAGTGCCCAGATTGCGGATATACATTAACACCTAGAAGGAAGGCTGGTGAATTTGGTCAGACTTATAGATTAGTAAATGGTAAACCTGCTGTTAGTTGGCTTTGTATGAGTGGTATTAACAATATTACAGATTGTACTAACAGAACATCTATAGCTAATGAAAAGCTAGAGCCTATTATATGGGAATTAGTAAAGAAGGAACTGATAGGCTATGCTAATATGAATGATGAGAAGCGAGGAGAGCAGATTAGAGAATGTGAGGAGAAGATAGAATACCAGAACTACAGTATTCAGAACTTCACTAAGGAGATAGAGAAGTTAAAGAAAAGGCTATCTACAGCCTACCAATTCTCTATTAATGCTGCTGAAATGGCTGGGGATGATGAAGATATGAGAACTATGGCTATGGAAGAATTTAATAGAACCGCTAAGGGTGTTAGGCAGGAAATGAAGAACTTTGAGAAGTCAATAGAGCAGGCTAAAGGTGAATTAGAGAAGCTAAGAGATTTAAAGACCTTCTACAGCCAGCCTACCTTACCTAAAGACTATTTAGAACAGATAGAAGGTAACTTCACTGAAAAGCGTAATCTAGTGAAGCAGCTTATTACTAAGATAGTGCCTTATAGAATCATTACTTTTAAGAAGAAGGAAAGGGAAAGCGGTGTTAAAACCTGTAATAAGATGATTACTGTTAAAAATGGTGCTGTACTACTGGAAGTCTATACTATTGGCGGTGTTTACAATGTGTTCTATAATGCTAATAGCAAGTTCCAAGTAAAGACAGCCTACTATGTTCACGGTGAATATGCTACCTTCCAGAATGGTATTAGAAAGTACCCTGCTTATGATGAAGGTGAATACTTTGTAATTAGTAATGCTAATATGGTAATGGAAACGGATGATATAGATGAAGTAGTAACAGTGAATGAGTTTGTAGATATAGCTATAGCTAATAACTGGGTTATAGAATACCAGTATATATAGTGACAACTGAGAAGTCTTATTCACGCTGTAAGGAGCAAATAACCGTCATAATTAATGGTTTTTGCTCCTTTTTTAGTAACTTTGTATTCTTAAACTGTAGATGGATGAAGCCAATACTGAAATATAGGGGTGGTAAATCAAAAGAATTATCTATGTTATTGCCTTATGTACCTGCCTTTGCTGGAAGGTACATAGAGCCTTTTATGGGTGGTGGTGCTATGTTTTTTCATTTGGAATTGCCTAATTCGATTATTAATGACATTAATGGTAGATTAATGAACTTTTATAGAGCTGTTCAGTTTCAGTACCCTAACCTTAAAAAAGAATTAGCTGAAATAGAGCAGTTATACACTGCCAATAGAGCTTTATTTGATTCTTTGAAGAAAGAATATCCAAATGAAAGAGTTGAGGATAATAATGAAGCATTATATTATCGACTAAGAGATATGTATAATGAACTAACTGATTCTGAATATTCACAGGCAGCTTTATATTATTTTATTAATAAAACTGCTTATAGTGGTATGATACGATACAATGCCAGAGGGGAGTTTAATGTACCTTACGGAAGGTATAAGAATTTCAATACTTCACTACTAACAGAGAAACACCATCAATTATTAGTTAATACAGAAATACATTCTGGTGACTACAGAGCTATTTTTGAAATGGCTAATATGGATGATTTTATATTCTTAGACCCTCCTTATGATTGTATATTTTCCGATTATGGCAATGAGGAATATAGGGATGGTTTTAATGAACCTTATCATAGATTATTAGCTGCTGATTTCTTTAATCTAGACTGTAGAGCTTTATTAGTAATTGGTGGCACTTCGCTTACTAGAGAATTATATAGGAATCATATAGTAGCGGAATATGATAAAAACTATTCTGTTAATATAAGAAATAGATTTCAAGCGGAAGCAGTACATTTAATAGTAACTAATTATGGTAACCCTTAGAAGTAGACCAGTTCAAAGTAAAACACTATTCTTTCCAACTTCACCCAGAACCCCTTTTAAGATTATCCCAGAGATAGCCTTATTAAATGATGAACTGGCAGGGGAAGAGTGGAACCCAGATACACAAATTAAATTCTATAACCTTCTAAGAGATAGGGACTTTTTTGAAGGAGCAGAAGCTAAAGATAAGGCTTTTGCTGCTAGAGATAGAGTGAACAGAGTACCTAAAGGATTAGGCTTTGTTACTATGCCTATAATTGGATTATCTGATGTTGGTAAAGAATTTTTGGAATTTGATAACAAAGAAGAAATATTGCTTAGACAGCTTTTGAAGTTCCAGATTCCTTCCCCATATCATCCTTTAGGTAAAAAGGCTGTAGATTATTCTGTAAAGCCATATTTAGAACTGTTTAGGTTAATCCGAGATTTAAAAGAGTTGAGATTTGATGAGCTGCAAATATTTGCTATGCAGTTGGTAAATTATTCTCTTTATGATACTATTGTATCAAAAATCCTACGGTTTAGAGCAGATAAAGAAGTCTATACTGGTAGATATAAGGAATTTAAGGATAAAATATTTTATCAAGAGGTTTATAACATTTATCAAGAAGATATTATAGCAAATAATTTACATACTAGAGAAAGTAAAACAGAAACAGTAGAAGCATTTATAGCTAAGAAAATCAGCAACTTAAAAGATTATGCAGATGCTTGTGTTAGAAATTTACGTTCTACTGGATTGATAAAAGTAACAAGTATTGGTAGAACTTTATCAATTATTCCAGAACGTATTAAAGATGTAGACTATTTCTTATCCAAAGTGAATAGAGAACCAATATTTATAAAAGAGTTAAATCAATACCAAGCATACCTTTGGAATCCTTCTTTACCAGTTCTTTTGACAGATGATAGAGCTTCAATACTAGATAAGCTATTTTCTGATTTTGGTATTACTGCACCTTCTTCTTTATCCCTTAATAAATTAAAGGATTTACTTAATAAACAAATAAAACAACGGCAACAAGTAAAGATTGGGGAACAAATTGCTAAGTTGAAGGATTATGAGCTTTATAAAGATATAGAAGCTACCTTTGATACTTTAAATAGTACCTATGAACCTTCTTTATTCTTTGAGTGGAATACTTGGAGAGCTATGACTATGCTGGATGGTGGGGATATAAAGGCAAATCTTAAATTTGATGATGAAGGTAACCCAATGAATACAGCTTTAGGTAATATGGCTGATATAATATGTGATTATGGGGATTTTAATGTAACCGTAGAGGTTACTATGGCTACTGGTGCTTTACAATGGAAAATGGAAGGAGAACCAGTGCCAAGACATATAGGACAAAATATAGAACGTACTAATAAGCCTACATACTGCCTATTTATAGCATCTAAAATCAACCCTGCTACTATAGCTCACTTCTATACTTTATATTTAACAAATGTTGCTATGTATGGAGGTAAATGTAGGATTATACCATTAGAACTTAGCACCTTTAGAAATATGTTAAAGGCAGCCTTTTATGCTGATAATAAACCTAGCCCTACTGATATTAGGAAACTTTTTGATAATGCGGCTGTAATGGCAAAGGAATGTGTTACTAATGATGCTACCGAAAAAGAATGGTATGATAGGGTAACTAATTATGCAAATAATTGGTTGTCTGGAGCGTAGAAACAATAAACCCCAGCCTACCTTAAAGTAAGCTGGGGGGGATATAAAAGAAGGCACTATAAAATATTTTGTGTAAATGCAAAATTACGGAACCCATACTGAATCCCGTTTTACATTTACACAAAATTGTGGACAGTGCCTAAAAGAATGTAATCTAAACCATATCAGGTCTTATTATTTGTTTATCAAGAATAGCTTGGAACACCTCTATTCTAGCTTGTTCATTAGTGTTAGATAGACCACCAATAGAATTTAACGTAGGTATATATAAATCTTCGTGATAGTACAGCCATTTGGGGTTATTTCCTTGATTGGGAGAACCTAACTCATTATCTGTACCATAATTATAGTTCCACCTAACCCCTAATACATTTCTATCTTCATCTACCAAATACAAATAAGCTATAGAGAAATCACCATTATTAAATAGAACTTTAACAACTTTACAATTTTTAGTATTAGCATCTTCTGGTTTCATATTATTACATTTTTAAATTTACGGTATAAAGATAATAATCCCATTTTAATTCTTGCTTATCCACCTACCATTTACTAAGGTAAATCTTTGAGCCTTATTAGAAGGAATCATAATAACCTTCTTATAGTAGTTACCGTTATCGGCTGCTGTAGTAGTCGGACAGTATTTATAATCTATAGTACCATAGTTCTTGATAGTATTGGTAGTGTACCAATAGGCATTAACTTTAGTTCCATCTGTAAAGAAGTTAATGTAGTATGCTGTATCTGACTGGCTATCTTTCTTATCCTTCACTAAGGACTTATATTTAGATACTTCCATTAAGTGAGTATCATAGCCTTCATACTTAATCTTTCTTACCTTTATTTCGGCTACTACCTTCTTATCATTATAAGTAAAATAGTAGTCCACTGGTGCATATTTATCTTCTGTAGGATGCAGATTAGTAGCACCCACTTGTATTAAAAATGATTCTAATAGTTTCCTTCCATTTAGTTCTAATTCATAAAATTTGTCCATTTAAGCTAGTAGTTTGTACTAGCCTGTATTCCATTATACATAAATCATTAGCCATTCACATTAACCATATATCATTTACAGGCTAATGGGTTATTCTTCCTTAGCAGGTTCTTCTTTAGTTTGTAAATCCTGCTGTATCATCTGTAACAGTCCAGCCACATCTTTATAAGGCTGCTGGACTAAGTAATTAATAATTGCGTTAATAGTTTGTTCCGACATACGTTTCATTCACTTAATATATTTAATGCTTCATCTGATTCTGATATAACTGCATTTCCTTCTTCATCTACCCACATATCTATCATAATTAATAGATGTAATTATTCTATCTGCTTCTTCTGTGATATGTTGTTTAATCTCATTTACTACAGTCCTAATAAGGAAATACATTAAAACTGCTAAGAATGTTAGTAATACATAGGTTGTAAACATAGTATATATATAATTTAAGTAGTTAATAATCAAAGTAAAGTAAGGCTATCTTCACAGACCACCTTACTATGAATAACGAATCTCAATAATAATCTTTATGTTTGGATAATCTATAAGACAGTAAATCTAAATACAGAATTTGGTGTGTAAATAAATAGATATAATCTTTGTGGTGTGATAATCTATAAGGGAAATCTTTGTATTAGAAGTATCTGTAATCTTATTACTTTGATTAGTAGTAAAATAGAAACTATTTACTTACTAACAAGACCGATAAAGCCATTCCCTTATAACTTTTTATCGTATTACAAATATAATAATATTATTTTACATATCAAAACCAAATTACAATAATTTTAATAATTCATTTAAACACTATCTTAGGTCTGATTATTGGCTCTAATCTTACCTAATTTTAATGTACTGAATAATATAACCTCTTAAATACTTGCCATCTATCTTCTTTCTAGCTTCCTTAATAGTAGCATATTCTTCAAAGTCTTTAATACTAGCCTTTCCTTTAATTCCCAATGTGCCATAGATGCTATTTAAGCAATCTTTAATATCAGCAGAAGGAATAAATTCACCGATTCTAAATGCAGGAATAGTAAGCAGTAACTTAGCTACTTTAGCTTTATTATCCATCTTTTCGGAGATACTAATAAGAAGTCTTTGAATGTTAGATGTTTTATAGTTAAGTTCCCTAATCTGTTCTATACCTAGTAGTTCATAAGCATCTTTGATATAGCTATACTTCTTCTTCAATAAGGCTAATCTGTCACCATCTGTAAGACTGAATATCATACCTTCCTTTCTTTGCATTATAGAATCATATTCTTCTATAGCATCCTTAAAGGTAGTTCTGGCTGAATCATTCTTTAATAGCTTATCAGAAGTCTTATCTGTACTGCATCCTACAGCCATACCAGCCTTATTATATTCGGTGCTTAAATTGATTTGTAAACTATATGTATGGTTAAGTACCTTGAAGTTATAAATATCCAGTTTCATCCTATTAGGGTCAAATACAAATTCACCAGTATCTTCATCCTTCCAAATGTAATGATAGATACTTTCTTTAGTTCCTTCCTTAATTTCCTTATCATTATTAACCTTAGTAATATATGATTTGGCTTTCTGTTCTTCTTCCAGAACTACCTGCTTATATTCTTCATAAGTAAGGTTTGTATTGTATCTGGTAGCTTTATAAAGATGTGTAATAGTATCTGCATACTGGGTATTTCTAATTCTACCTGCTATCTGTCTTACCTGTGTACTAATATCCATTAAGGTTTGTGCCTTAGTGCTTTCAGAGATGATATAAATTTTACCTTCTGTATCAAATAAATCACAGCCTTCAAAGCAGGTGGAAGTATAAAAGTTTATCTTCTTTACAGGGGCAGTAGTTTCACCATTAGTAACACCTTGGCAAGTATGCTTATAGCTTTCATTATTCTTACTAAAGATGATTCTGGTATTCTCATTAGTAAGGTTACAGTTCTTAATTATAGTAGCAATAAATTCCACCGAGTTTACAAAGAAGTGGGCATTACCAAATATCTTACCTTCTAAGAAATCATTGATAACTTTCTTCACTGTAGCACCTACATACTTACATTGTACTGCATTTACCTTTACTTCGGTCTTATCTTCCCAGTCTATCTTAAAGGTCGGAATATCCTTTAGTTCTTCCAGCATTAAATCATATTCAATAGGGGTAGCTGTTAAGAATGACCATTCTTTAAATTTCCTGTATTCATCTAGTACAGTTCTTACAGCCTTGTTTCTAAAAACATACTGGATAAATAACAGATGTAGTTCATCTATTAGTAAGAAGTAGTTATAACCAGTAATACCAGCCACTTTAGCTAAACTATCATAAGTACACATAATCTTTTTAGCACCTTTCTTAGTATTTAGGTATTCTCTAATTTCGTATGTAGTAACACCTTCATAAACACCTAGTACATTAACCTTACCATCTGTATTATATTTCTGCATCTTATTCTTTATAAGTGATACAAAGGGAACACATATAATAGTATCTTTATTATCTTCCAAAGCTATAGATGTTCCGCCACATCCTACTTTACCTTTATCTATTAAATATCCTACTGGTAAACCATTCTCTTTGAATAATGGATATTCACCTAAATACTTGTACTCTTTAGTAATAATAATGTTTGTCATAATTGTAAATTGTTTGTTTAGTTAGTCGGTTTAAAATCTGGAGTTTAGAAGCATCTGGAGTTTGAATTATGGGTGTGACCATTTATTGAGTTTCTTTCTATAGAAGTTTAAGGTTTCGTGCTCAAATATTGGTCATCTAAGAATAAAATAATAAGCGTATCACTACGCTTACTATTCTACGCTTAACTAACCCAAACTCAAAATTATGATGAATAATTAACAATCAGTACCTAAAATATGCTCAAAAGGTACTTATGGTAATAACTTTGTGATTCTTAGATGTGAATTAAGTGGAAGAACTGGCTAATCAGCTAGCCAGTCCACCTAGAAAATCGAATTAGAATCTATGTTTCAGTATGATAGTTTCCTTCATTTATTGTAATACAAAGATAGTGAAAGATTTTGACATACCCAAATTAATTGTAATAAATTTTAAAATTTGTATTGAGGATGCTATAACAGCTATATTTTTGTATTACAGTATGCAAAGTGATGGATGAATGAATTTAAAGTAAAGTTTCTTATCACTTCTTTCTACTAGACCAGCTTCTAAAGCTGAATATACTGTATTATGTTGTACCCCTATTTCGTGAACTATTCTATTCAGAGATAAATCTACTATATTGGATGCTATTCGTGACCAGCATTTGAATCGGATTAAGAAGCCGATTACTAATCTATCTACATCTGCATCTAATAGGCTACTATCTATGGTTACAAAGAACTTGGTAGGTTCTGTATAGCTATACTTATTACTGCATCCAGTTCTATCTATTGTTAGGTTGGCTACTTCTTCAAACTTCTTTAGATGGTTAAAGATGGTAGTTTCACTAACACCTGTTATTCTTACTATATCTTTAATAGTACTATCTGGATTCTTACTAATGGCTACTAGGGTACAGAAGTAAGTAAATGCTTCATTATTGGTTAATGCTTGTAATACTGGTATGCTTAATTTAATGTTCATAGTGATGTTCTTTTGCGTGGCACTCTTTACAAATAGACATAAGGTTATTAAAGTCAAATGCTTTGGCTAGTCTTTTAGTGCCAGTATAATTCATAAAGGAATCTATGTGGTGAATATCTTCTGCTGGCTTAATAATGCCTTTGGTCAAACAGAGTTCACATAATGGCTGCTGCATTAGCTTAGCTAGTCTTAATTCCTTCCATTTGGTAGATTGGTATATCTTCTGTCTTTCTTCCCTGTTAAATGTTCTGGAAGGCTGCTTATTCGGTTTCTTTAGGTATGGCATATAGTTCTGATGGTATTATGTATTCACCTTCTTCATTCTGTACTTCCAATGGTGCTAATTTACTATTCATTGTATAGCTGGACTTCTTAGCATAGCATCTTATAGTATTGAATTGTACTCTTAGTAATGCTAATACAGATTCTTCTGTTACTTCTTCCAGTCCTACTTCCATACATCTTATTACTGCTTTCTGTAGGAAATCTTCTACAGTCTGGGACATATAGATAGTATCTTTATAGTATGTAGTGTATTGCTTTACTAATTCGGGATAATGCTTAGCTATTATATTAGCTATCTTAGAAGCATTTCTATGAAGTGGCTTATCTATTACTGTATTGTAGCTGTACTGGTCATATTGTGGCTTCCAGTTAATTATCTTATCTGCTGTTTCTGTATCAATGTGAAATAATGCTGCTGCTTTGTCTAGTCCGTAATCATACATATACTGTAGAAGGACTGATTTAGGTGGTCTTTCCATTCTTGAATTTAATGTACTGGTTAATGGTTTCCCTATTATAATTGAAGAAGTCCTTTAGTATGGCTTCTATCAGTGGTGCTTTATCTGATTTGCTGTTAGTATGTTCATCTATAATATCAATATTTCTATTAAAGAAATCTGCTATTATCAATCTTAGTAGTTTAGACCTGTCTTTACCTAATAATTGCTGTAGTTCCGTTAGTAGCAGGTCAGTATTTAGGTCTATTTTAGCTTTAATTTCTATTGGGTAATTACTTCTTCTTTCCATAGTTTAGCCTTTAATTGTATTACAAATTTACTAATACCTTAACAGACTTCCAAATAAATTATTCACATCCTTTAATAAATGTATTGTAGTGATTATAAGTCAATTAGAGCCATTGCATAGCTTTATAAATTATAAAAATTAAATAGGCTATAATATGATAAATTACACTATTCCAAAGGACATTGAAAAGGATGCTAAGGTATATATGCAGAATGTACTAGAACAGCTAGATAATACTGGTATGTTGGAGAATGTGGATAGTGCAGCTTTAACGATGCTGGCTAGAAACTACAGTATGTTCATTAAAGCATCCAAACAGTTAGAAGATGAAGGTTTGACTGTTACCAGTGATAGGGGTAACATTGCACCGCACCCAGCTATTAAGATTGCTAAAGATGCTCAAACGCAAGCTATGAAAGTTATGCTGGAGTTCGGACTAACAGCTAAGGCTAGAACTAAATTGCCTAAAGTAGAACAGGACGGATATAACCCATTTGAGCAGTTTATAAAGGAAGGAAAGGAAACTAGATAAATGAATACTGGGCTTTACTATGAATACTGTAGTAAGGTTCTTAATGGTGAAATAATAGCAGGGGAAACTATTAAGCTGGTTTGTAAGAGATTCCAGAATGACCTGCAAAGGGATGATTTGGAATTTAAAGAGGATAAGGTAGATAGAGCCATTCTATTCATTAGCACATTGAAGCATTATACAGGTAAACATTCTGGTAAACCATTCACCTTAGAAGGATGGCAGCAGTTTATAATAGCTAATATAGTTGGGTTCTACTGGAAGGGAACTACTACCAGAAGATATACTAGCAGCTATATAGAAGTAAGTCGGAAGCAGGGTAAGACAGCTTTAGCTGCTGCTTTATGCTTGTATTATTTAATAGCTGATGGTGAAGATGGTGCAGAAGTATTACTGGCTGCTAATAGTAAAGAGCAAGCTAAGATAGCCTTTGATATGTGTAGCAAGTTTAGTAAGGGACTGGATTCTAAAGGTAAGTATCTTACAGCCTATAGAGCTGATATTCTGTTTAACCTTACTAATTCCAAGTTGAAAGTATTGGCTGCTGATGATAGTAAGCTGGATGGATTTAATGCCAGCTTTGGTTTATTGGATGAATATCACGCTGCTAAGAATAGTAAGGTACGTGATGTTATTAAGTCCAGTATGGGAATGAGGATGAACCCGCATCTTTGTACTATTACTACTGCTGGATTTGACAAAACTTTACCCTGTTATCAATTAAGAACCGTAGCTATAGAAGTGCTTAATGGCTTAAAGGTAGATGATGAAATGTTTATAGCTATCTATTCTTTAGATGCTGATGATGATTGGAGAGATGAAAAGAACTGGGTTAAATGTGCACCAAACTTGGATATTACAGTAACTTCCAAATACATTAGGGGACAGGTACAACAGGCAATAAATAACCCTGCTGATGAAGTCGGAGTTAAAACTAAGACTTTGAATCTATGGTGTGACAGTTCTAATGTATGGCTACCAGAGGACTACATTATTAAGTGCAGTCAGGAAGTAAACCTTAATAAGTTTGCTGGTATGGATTGCTATGTAGGTGTGGATTTAGCTGCTACTTCGGATTTGACTGCTGTAGCTTACTTAGTAGTACAGGATGGTACTTACTACTTCAAAACACATTACTATCTTCCAGAATCGGCATTAAAGGATAAGGCAGATAAGGAACTATATAAGTATTGGAAGCAGCAGGGGTATCTTACTGTTACCAGTGGTAATGTTACCGATTATGACTATATAACTGCTGATATGCTTAGATATGCTGATGTAGTTAATATCCAGTCTGTAGGATATGACAAGTATAATGCTACACAATGGGCTATAGATTCTACAGAGCAGGGACTACCATTAGAAGAATATCCACAAACACTAGGTAATTTTAATATGCCTACTAGAGAACTGGAAAGGCTAATACTATCTGGTAAGGCAGTTATTGATAACAATGAAATAAACAGGTACTGCTTTAGAAATGTTACTTTAAAGTCTGATTATAATGGCAATGTTAAACCGAATAAGGCAGTAGATAAGAAGAAGATAGATGGAACTATAGCAATGATACAGGCTTTAGGTATGTTTTTGCGGAATCCTAGATTTAGCAATGAAATAATCACAATATAATGGGAATTTTTACTAATTGGTTAAAAAAGAAAGAACCAGAACAGGAAACCAGAGGGTTATTCTGTGATTCATTGATGTATAATATGAATGGCGGTTATACCACTAATAAGGCTATGCTATTATCTACAGTATATAGATGTGTAGATGTTATTAGTGATGCGGTAGCACAGCTCCCATTAGAACCATATTACATTAATGATTCTGGTTATAAAGAAAAGTTTATTAAGCATCCTACCTACTACTTACTGAACAAAGAGCCGAACAATAAGATGAGCAGGTTTACTTTCATTAAGACTTTGATAGTAAGTACACTGCTTAAAGGCAATGGATATGCTTACATAGAAAGAGATGCTAAAGGAGATGCAGTAGCACTTCATTATTTACAGCCAGATTATGTTACTATTACTGAACAGAAGGACGGAATTAGATATAGTGTTGTAGGTATTAAAGGATTGGTAGAGCCTTGCAATATGATTCATATACTGAACTTTAGTTATGATGGTATTACTGGAATCAGTACTTTACAACACGCCAGACAGACTTTAGGACTGGCTACAGATTCTGAATCACACGCACAAGGATTCTTTAAAGGTGGTGCTAATCTGGCTGGTATTCTTAAAGTACAATCTACTTTAACTGGTAAGCAGAAGGTAGATTTAAAAACTAGCTGGCAGACTGCTTTTAGTCCTACTACTGGTACACCTAATGGTGTGGCTGTATTAGAAGGTAATATGGACTTTCAACCTATTACAGTGAATCCTGCTGATGCACAACTATTAGAAACCAGACAGTTTAATGTAATTGATATTTGTAGGTTCTTCGGAGTATCACCAGTTAAAGCATTTGACTTATCCAAGAGCAGTTATAGTACTGTTGAGGCTACCCAGCTAGCTTTTCTTACTGATACATTATCACCATTACTAGAGAAGATAGAATTAGAGTTTGAAAGGAAGCTGTATAAGCCTTCTGAAAGAAGTAGAATAGATGTAAGATTTGATACTTCTGTATTACTAAGAGCAGACAAACAATCTTTAGCAAACTACTACAATACACTATTTAATATCGGTGTGGTTAGTGCCAATGAGATTAGAAAGCAGTTGGATTTACCTGCTATAGATGGTGGGGATTCTCACTTTATACAGGTTAATCTAATGGAGATTAAAAATGCTGCTAATAACATTCCATCTAATAACAATATAATCAATGATACAGACAATTTACAAGGGAACTGACTTGGTATTCAATATTAAGTTGGAAGATAAGGACGGTATTCCCTTTAGGGTAAGAAACACTTCTGAATTTATACTTAGGCTTTACACTACAAACCCAGCAGAGTTTATAGAATGTAGTTTTAAAGGTGGTGATTTGACTGGTATAGTAGAAGAAGATAGAATAGATAAAGCGGTTATTAATTCATCTGACCTAGATAAGCTACAATCTGGACTAATTTATTACAGCTACAGCTTTAAAAGTCCTAATGCTATGTTCAATGATGCTTATTATGACGAGGTAGTTAAAGGGCAGACTAATTATTATTTGAAGTAATGGGACTACAGAGAGCAACTAAAGAAGGAGTATTAGAACTGGATAGAATCAGTGCCAAGATTGGTAGTACAGTTAATGCTGTATGGGGAACTGTAGAAGGTGATATTACCAAGCAAACCGATTTACAGAATGAATTACAAGGTATTAAAGATGTTGTGAATACCAAAGTTGACAAGGTAAATGGTAAGCAGTTATCTACAGAAGATTATACAACACCAGAGAAGCAGAAACTGGCTGGACTTAGTAACTATGATGATTCTGCATTAAGAAAGTATGTTGAATCCTTAGAGGAACAGAACAAGCTATTAAAGGAACAGGTAGCTGCATTACAGACTAAGATAGATAATACTGGTTGGATTCTATTAGAATAATAACAACACTATGAGAGAACTAAGAAACTGTAATGAAATTGTAAAGATGGATTCCAGAACGGTAGAAGGCTATGCTTTAGTATTCGGTAAGCAATCTAGGGATTTAGGTGGCTTTACTGAAGTAATAGAACCTACAGCCTTAGAAGGTATATTAGAAAGGTCTGATATACTTTGTTTACTGAACCATAATGAGGACAGAGGTATATTAGCTAGGTCTAAATACGGCACTGGAAGCCTAGAACTTTCTATAGATGATATTGGACTTAAATACAGGTTTGAAGCACCTAACACAGCTTTAGGTGATGAGTTGTTAGAAGGTCTTAGAAGGGGGGATATTAGTACTTCTTCATTTGCCTTTACTATTGGCAAAGATACTTGGACTAAGAAAGAAGATGGTAGTTATTTAAGAACTATCAATAGCTTCAAAGAATTATTCGATGTATCACCTGTATATAAAGAAGCATATCCAGATACATCTGTAGCATTAAGAAAGATGCAGGATTTAGAAAGCGAGGATTTAAAAGATTACTTCGCTGGACTTAGGAGTAAGTTAAACTAATGAACACCTTAGAACTACTGGACAAAAAGGAACTGCTTAAAAAAAGAGCAGAGGAAATTATATCTGGTGCTGAGAAGGAAGTAAGAAAGTTAAATGCTGGCGAGCAGGTAGAATTTGATGCACTTACTAAAGAAGTAGCAGATATAGATATTCAGATTAGGAAGATTGAAGAAGATAACCTTAAACAAACAACACATACAACTAATACTATGAAGGAAAAGTTTTCACTTTTAAAGGCTATCAATGATGTAGCCAATAACAGACAATTAGATGAGAGAGCACAGGAAGTAGTAGGTGCTGGTATCGCTGAAATGAGAAAGGCAGGTCAATCTTATAGCGGACAGATTGTACTTCCTATTGAAGAAAGAGGTGATATTAAAGCTACTGTAGCTACAGCAGGACAGGAGAATGTAGCAGAAGATAAGTTGGGTATTTTAGAGCCATTGAGAGCTAGTTTAGTATTGGCACAGGCTGGTGCTTCTTATATGACAGGACTTGTAGGTAATGTTTCTATTCCTGTTTATTCTGGTTCAAATGTAGGCTGGGCTGGTGAAGTAGCTGCTGCTTCTGATGGTGCTGGTACTTTCAGTGAAGTAAACCTAGAGCCTAAAAGACTTACTGCTTACATTGATGTATCTAAGCAATTCTTAATTCAAGATTCTAATAGTGCAGAAGAAATGCTAAAGAGAGATATTGTAGCAGCTATTTCTAATAAGTTGGAAGCTACTATTTTGGGTACTGCTGCTGGTTCTGCTACACAGCCTGCTGGTATGCTTAACGGTGTAACTGCTGATACTGCTGCTGTTACTTATGCAGACTTTGTAAATATGGAAGCTACATTGGGTGAGAAGAATGTAAGAGGTGATATTAAGTTTATTGTTTCACCTTCTGCCAAGGCTGTATTAAAATCTACTGCCAAGAATCAAAATTCTTTCATAATGGAAGGTAATGAGGTAAACGGTTATCCAGTTCTTTGTACTTCTGCTGTTGCAGGTAAGGGCATTGTTTATGGTAACTTCGCTGATTTGGTTATTGGTCAATGGGGTGGAATTGATTTAACAGTAGACCCATATACACAGGCTGCTAACGGTAAGGTAAGACTTGTTATCAATGCTTACTTTGATGCTAAGCCTAGAAGAGCAGAAGCATTTGTTAAGAAGGTTCTTAAAGCCTAATTATAGTCTATTGATAAGTAGTAAGCTATGTATATAACTTTAGAACAAGCAAAGAAACACCTGCTAGTAGATGAGGATTTTAGGGCAGATGATATGTACATTCTGGACTTAATAGCTGTAGCAGAGGATTCGGTATCTAAACATTTAGACATAGCTTTAGATGAATTAGAAACAGGTGGTGCTTTACCACCTGCTATAATTCACGCTATGTTACTAATGATAGGTAACTTATATGCTAATAGAGAGCCTGTAGCATTTGGTTCGGTAGTTAAACTGCCTTATAGTTATGAATACCTTATAGGACTTTATAAACACTATGAAATAAAATGAGGGCAGGACTATTAAATTATCCAATTACCATACAAGAGCCTATAACACTAAAAGATGTATATGGGGCTAATGGTATAGACTGGAAGGATGCTATAAGTACCAGAGCGCAGGTTACTTATAATTCTGGAAACAGACAGAACCAGAATAATGAAATAATCCACTGCTATACAGTTACCTTTACTATAAGGCTATATCACAAAGTTAATGAGCAAATGCGAATTATTTGGAATGGTAATAAGTACAGGATTCTTAGTATTAACCGAGAATTATATAAGCAATCAATAACCATAGTAACTGAATTGATAAATGAATAATATAGAAGTAGATGCCAGACAGGTTACTTCTATGTTTGCAGATTTGACAAGCAGACAGCAAAGGCAGGTCTATAGAAGTGCTTTAAGAAGGGGTGCTAGTATCTTAGTCGGTGAAACTAAAAGGCAGCTAAGGCAGACTTTAGGCAGAGCAGCTTCTAGTAGAAACTGGTGGAATGGTAAGACCTTAATAAGTGGAATCAAAGCTAATGCTGATAGAAACGGAGAAGAAGCTAAAGTACATATTATGGGTGACTTTAGATTGAAGTTCTTTGAACTTGGTACTAGAGTTAGAAGAACCACTGGTAGTAATACTGCATCTGTTAGGGGAAGGAATCCCATTAGAAGGCAGAGAGTATCAGCCAATAGAGGTAGTATTAATGCAGCACATTTCTTTAGAACAGCTAAAGCCAATAAGGAAAGGGAAATCTTTGATAATATGGATAACCTTATAAGCCAGTCAATTCAGAGAATAGCTAATAGGAACAGACGATGAGTTTACAAGTAGGTAAAGCTATCTATAATATCCTTAGTAATGATGCAAAGGTTATAGATAGTGTAGGACATAAAATTTACCCTTTAATAGCTGATACAGGTACTACATTTCCATTCATTGTTTATAGAAGAACAAGTATAGAACCATCTGATAGTAAGGATAGATTTATATATAGTGAAGATACTTATGTGGAAGTGGTTATAGCTTCTGATAAGTACAATGAATCTATAGAAATTGCTGACTTGGTTAAAAATGCCTTACAAGGTAAGAAGGGTAACTATTCTGGTATTAACATACACGATATTAGAATGACTAATGCAGATGAAGATTACATAGAAGATACGTTCATTCAAAACCTTACATTCAACATAAAGACAAATGGCAGGACAAGTAATTAATGGTGGTGATTTGATGCTGTTTATAGATGGTAAATCTATAGCATTTGCAACAAGCCACAAACTAAGTATAAACGTAGAAACAGTAGAAACCACTTCTAAGGATAGTGGTGGTAAATGGGTGTCTAAAGCAGCCAGAAAGATTAGCTGGAACTGTAGTACCGAGAACCTTTATTCTAATGATGGTGAAGGTATGACTTTTGACCAGTTATTTGATAAGCTGACAGCCAGAACACCTATTGAAGCTGTATTCTGCTTAGAGAAAGATTATGCAACAAAGAAGGATGAAGTACCCGAAGGCGGTTGGTTGCCTTCTACTACTGGTACATATTCTGGCAAAGTGATTATCACAGCTTTGGAAGCCAATGCACCTAACGGAGATAACGCAACATTCACAGCATCATTTGAAGGTGTGGGGGCACTTACAAAGACTGCTACAGCTTAATATAGAGCCTTTATATCTCTAGGTTATGGAGGTGTAAAGGCTTTCTTTTTAAATACTTATTGATATGACTATTAAAGGACAAGACTACAAACTGAAATATACACTTAGAGCCTTATTCATCTATGAACAAATTACAGGTAAGGCATTTGAGTTAAAGACTATTACAGATGAATATCTATTCTTCTACTGTGTCTTAATGGCTAATAATCCAGACAGTTCACTAACCTTTGAGGAACTGATAGAAGCCATAGATGAAGATATGGGTATTATGGTAGAGTTCCAGAACTTCTTAAAGAAGGAACTGGAGAAGCAGCAGCTATTCATTACTAATAATACGGATGCTAAAAAAAAGTCCTAACCACTAAGGAGATATATTCAGCCTTAGTAATAGAAGGTGGACTAGAACCAGAATATGTACTAGATAAGATGCAGATGTATGAGTTAGAACCATTGATTAGCAATCTACATAGGAAGGATAGAAATAGCTGGGAACAGGCTAGAATGATAGCTTATGTAATTGCACAATGTAACAGCACTAAGAAGTTAAAACCTACTGATATAATGCAGTTTACTTGGGATAATGATACTACAGGGGAAACATCTATTAGTAATGAAGGTATTAAGAGATTGAAAGAAAAAGCTAAACAATATACAACACACATTAAATATGGCTGATTTAGTAACCAGACTATTATTAAATAGTAGTCAATTTGATAACAATATAAGACAGTCCACACAACAAGTACAGCAGTTTCAGCAGGTAGGAAGGAATATCACAGCTACTATAGGAAGATTTGCTGGTGTGCTAGGTATAGCTATGACAGCAGGAGAAGCATTTAATGCTGCTGTTAATAGTTCCAGAGAAGCACAACAGGACTGGAATACTGTAGTAGGTACTGCTAAGACTACTGTAGATAACTTCTTTTCATCTTTATATAGTGGTGATTGGACTGTATTTGAGAATGGGATATTAAATGCTATCGGACTAGCTAAGAGATATACAGAAGCCTTATCTAATGCTAAGATGGCTATGGCTATCGGTGAATCTAAAGCAGATAGATTAGAAGCAGAAAGAAATAACTATGAATACCTTATTACTAAGAAGGGTATTAGTAATGAAGAAAGAACAGCAGCCTATAACACTTACATAGAATTATCTAAGAAGGAAATCTTAGAGAGGGAAAGTAAAAGTAAGTACTTCTGGGAACAGATTCAAGAAGTAATGAAGGCTAAAGGCGTTACTGGTATTAATGATGCTAAGGAAGCACAGAAACTATATGAGAGTTTATTAGACCCATCTACTAAGGAATATGCAGATTTAGAGAAGTACAAGCAAAGGAAGTCAGATGCTAAAGGTACTAGGAATCTAGGTTACTTAATGATGATTAGCGGTGCTGGTATAGGTAGTGAAGGCTTAGACACTTATACTAAAGGTGTTAAGGAACTGGAAGAAGCTACAGATGAGAGCCTAGAGAATATGATTAGATTCCAGAATATCTTTACTTCGGAAGTCGGTGAAGAAGTAAAGGATATGCTAGATAAGGCTATAACCTTTACTGATAAGGCTGGTACTATTAAGAAAGATATGTCTGATGCAGGGCAGGATTTAAAGGATAATCTTAATAATGGAGAGGTTAAATTAAAACCTGTCATTCCTATTGGTTCATTAGCAGAACTGGATGCACAGATAGCATCTTTAAGAAAGGAATTAAGCCTAGCTATTAGTAATGAAGATAGGATAAGAATCAATGCTGAACTAAATGCACTTACTGAACAGAAGAGGGTAATAGAGTTCCAGTACAAATATCCTAATGCACCTATTGGTAAGTTAGATGGCAAACCTGCTAGTTTAGTTGGTATGGCTAAAAAGCCAGAAATACCTACTTCACTTCCTAAGTTTAGTAGCCCTATTACTAATAAGAATATCAAACTGAATAATGAGTACGCACAAAGTTTAGGTGCTATAGCTTCTATTATGGGTTCTGTAACCAATATGACCAATGAAGGTGCGGCAGCTTGGTTAAGTTGGGGTGCTAATTTGATTAGTGCTGTAGCAGCAGCTATCCCACAAATTGTAGCATTAACTACAGCTAAGAAAGGTGAAGCTATTGCCAGTGGTGTAGCCAGTGCAGCCCAAACACCGTTTGTAGGATGGTTGTTAGCAGGTGCAGCAGCGGCGGCTGTAGTAGCAGCTTTGGCTAGTATTCCTTCCTTTAGTACTGGTGGTATATTCGCTGGCAATAGTACTATTGGAGATATGAACCTAGCTAGGGTAAATGCTGGTGAAATGATTCTTAATAACAGACAGCAAAGGAATCTGTTTAACCTGCTTAATGGTAATGGGGTTATAGGTTCTGCTGGCGGTGGTCAGGTAGAATTTAAGATTAAAGGTAAGGAACTTGTAGGAGTTCTAGCCAATTACAATAACAAAACAGCTAAAGTAAGATGAAATACACAGCACAATTCTATGATATAAATGAGAAGCTATACACATTGGAAATAGGTTCTGGAGAAGTGCAGAACATTACTTTATCTGCTACACCATTCATAACCGAGTTAGAAACTTCTGATTCACATTTATATAAGCCTTGCAAGTATAGTAGTGCTACTATAGGAATGATTACAGACGATTATAAGTTTGATTTGTATAGTAGTACAGCACAACAGAATAAGGTAGTTCTTAGTAATGCTGATGGTATTGTATGGGTTGGGTATGTTACACCCAATCTATACAGCCAAGGCTATGAGAATGAATTAGAAGAAATAGAGGTAGAAGCCATAGATGCACTTAGTACATTACAGTATTATAAGTACACCACTATAGGCAGTAAGAAAGATATAGTTTCATTTACCCAGATTATAAACCATCTGCTTAGTAAATGTAATGCTTATAGTTCCTTCTATATTTCGGATAATACACAATTAAATGCTACATCTGACTTTTGTTTACCTAGTAAGATGTATATCAGTGAACAGAACTTCTTTGATGAAGATGATGAACCTATGACTATGCAGGAAGTACTGGAAGAAGTTTGTAAATACCTTAATGTAACTGCTGTAGCTGATGGTGATAAGGTTTACTTCTTGGATTATGATGCTATTAAAAATGGAATCAATACTTACTATAGATATACTTTAGGAACAGAAGCACCTTCAAAGGTTACTTTGCAGCAGTCTAAGGAGATAGAAGCCAGTGATTATGTTGAAAATGGCGGTCAGCTATCCTTAGATAATGTATATAATAAGGTTACTGTTAAAGACAGTCTATACAGCTTTGACAGCATTATACCTAGTATCTGGGATGAGAACTATTTAACCAACTATGGTGGTAGCTGGTCTTATGTGCAGGAAGTAAATGAAGATGGTAAAGGTGGTATGCACAAATGTTTCTTTAAGTATCTAAAGAACAGCAACTATAAATGCTACTATTACAATAAGGCTACATTAGCACAAGTATCAGCACCTTCTACTATTAACTATGCTACTACACAGAACTATGTAGGTGCTACTATCTGTAAAGCCTTCTTTGATAAGGTTACTGATTTTAACAAGAAGTATAATAATATTAATTTTACAGACTATGTACTGTTACACGTTCATAATACTTATGATGGTAAACTAAGACCATTGTTTGAACTGGAAGTAAATGATAATAATGTTAGCTTCATTGGTGGTTCTACCTATCTGATTATTAAGGGTAACTTCCTATTTATGGATAGGGAATCTGAAATGTATATAATGCAGGGGTATAGTAACAAGAATGATGACTTCAACCCAGATAATCTTTACATAGACTGTAAGTTAAAGTATGGTAGTATGTACTGGAATGGTTCTAGGTGGACTACTACAGATAGTACATTCAAATTATACTTTGATAATCAAGGACAGTCAGACCATTGTATTAACAGGATATTCCCAGTTAAAAATAACATTACTTGGAATATGGGGATAGATGGTGAAGGTTATGCTATTCCGATGCCTAATACTAATGAAGTAATTACTGGTAAACCTACATTTACTTTATACCATCCACACAAAGTAGATAATAGCTATAGATGTGATGCTGTTTGGTTATCTGACTTCGATATACAGGCTAAAGTTCAGAACTTCCAGAAGGAAGAAGAAAAGGATTCTGATACTGAATACAGTAACATTATAAACGAGGACTTTGTAAATGAGATGGATTCAGAAGATTTTGCTATATGTACTTGGGATAATAAGGAATGTAACTACAGTGCAGTTTGCTATAGTGCTGACAGTACTAGCTTTACTTATCTGGATAACGTATATAATAAGGCTACTAAGCAGATGTATAGACTGGAAGAACATCTTATATATAGGCTAGTAACACAATATAGTACACCTTCTGCTATTCTGAATCTGAACCTACAGAACAAGTTTAAAGTATATGCTACTATGACTGATAACCATCTTCCAAATAAAACCTTTATAGTGGATAGCATTACTACAGATTATAGATTATGTAAGCAGGAAATACGGTTAATAGAGAAGAAGTAATATGCAATTTATAAGGACAAACATAAATAAGACCTATCGTAATGGTGAACTTAATGTAAGTAATGTAGCTGTTACTAATGTTGGCGGTGGTGGGGGAAGTTCTTCTTTAAGTGGGAACTTTCTACCTGCTGTTAATAATGGTGATGGTTCTTATACTGTAGATTTATCAAAGGTAGTGTTTACTGGAAACTTAATTGGTGAAGGTGAAATTACTGCTTATGGTCAAGGTTCTACAGGTGGTGGAAGCACTTCTACAGGTTCAGTTACTATTTATGATGGTTTGGATTCTGTAGCTGTAGATGCTGCTTTATCAGCCAATCAAGGTAGGATATTAAGAGAGATGATATTAGAAGCTGGAACTGGTGGTAGTACACTATTATCTAAATTGGAAGATGTAACACTGACTAATCTGGCAGACGGTCAGATATTAAAGTATGATGCAACTTCTAAGAAGTGGGTTAATGGTGATGGTACTAAGGTTGCTTGGACTAATATAGAAGGGAAGCCAGCAGCACTTACAGATGCTAATATAGCTAAGTGGAATGAGAACAGCCATACACATACTAATAAGACTACATTAGATAAGATAACAGAAACCAATCTTACTAGTTGGAATAACAAACTAGATAAAGCAATATGGGATAAAGCGTTTTACTTTGATAGTGCAGGTGATTTAAGAGCAAAAGTTAATGTAATAGGCGAGAAAGAAATTAGTGCTTATGGTGCTGGAACTACTTCGGGTGCTGGAACTGTAACTATAGTGGATGCACTTACCAGTACAGCTACTGACTGTGCTTTAAGTGCTAATATGGGTAGAATCCTTAAAGATATGATAGATTCTAAAGGTAGTGTTTCTAGCTGGGAAGATATAACCGATAAACCTAGTTGGATAACATCTACAAAACCTTCTTATAGTTGGAATGAGATTACTAGTAAACCTAGCACCTTTACACCTTCTGAACATACACATAATTATGCCAGTTTGGTTAAGGTAGGTAATACTGCTTATAATGCTGCTAGCAATGTTATTAGTTTACCTGCTTATCCTACTTTATCTAGTTTGGGTGCAGTTAGTTCTACAGACTTTAACGCACATATAGGTAACACTACATTACATATTACTAGTACTGAAAGAACCAACTGGAATGATGCCAATAATAAGAAGCATACACATTCTAATAAGTCTATATTGGATGGAATAACATCTGCTAAGGTTACTAATTGGGATGGTGTGGTTACTAACTGGAATAAGGCTTTTTACTTTGATTCCAATGGAGATTTGAAGGTTAAATTGAATGTAATCGGTGAGAAGGAAATTTCAGCCTATGGTGCAGGTGCTTCTGGTGGAAGTGGTAGTATTACTATAGTAGATGCTTTAACCAGTACAGCTACAGATGCAGCACTTTCAGCCAATCAAGGTAGGATTCTAAGGGAATTGATTGATTCTAAGGGTGAAGGTGGCGTTACTAATTGGGCAGACTTGGAAGGTAAACCAAGCTGGATTGGGGCTAATAAACCTTCATATACTTGGGCTGAAATAAGTGGTAAACCATCTACATTTGCACCTAGTTCACATACTCACAATTACGCTAGTACAGTTAAAGTCGGTTCAACAAGCTATAATATAAGTGGAAATACTATCAGCTTACCAGCATATCCTACAGTTCCTTCTGCTTTAAAGAATCCTAATGCACTTACTATTAGTTTGAATGGTACTTCACAGGGTGCTTATGATGGTAGTGCAGCAAAGAGTTTCAATATAACAGCAGCTAGTGTAGGTGCAGCAACTAGTTCACATAACCATAATAGTAGTTATGTTAGTGCACTTGGTACTAGTGGTAATTATCTCACTTGGACTAAGAACGGCACTACTAATAATATAACTGTTCCTTATGCTTCAAATGCCGATACTGTTGATGGTTATCACCAAGCAGCATTTAGTATGGGCTGGACTGCTGCAACTAAATACAGAGTTGATAGGTGGGGAGGCGGTCAAGATAAAAACTGGAAGAAGATAGTGACCTATGTTAATACAGGTGGGGGAACGTATCAGGCTTGTAAAGTCAAAGGTATAATTTACTATATAACAGGCAATCATAATCAGGCACAAGTAGTGGATATACCATTTGAAGCAATAATGTATGCTTATGGTGGTACTGCAAATTCAATACTAAATCAAAGTACTTTATATCTTCCTAGTTATTGTACTTGGGATTTGATTAGAATAGTCAGATATGCTAATAATAGTTGGGAAGTACAGGTAAGGCAACCTAGTGATTGGACTAATATAAGTCTTGAATATACAGTAACTAATAATGGTGGCAGTGTATCAGCAGGACAGTTTGCTAATACTACATATACTTCTAGTACTGTAGCCAATTCTTATAACACCAATATTAGCAGACCTACTTCAAGTCGTTCCAGTAGTGCTGATAAGGTTAATAGTACATTGTCATTTGCTGCTGGTTCCTTTAGCACTAAATCATTTAATGGCAGTGTAGCAGTAACAGTAAATGTACCTACACATACTAGCCATTTGACTAATAATAGTGGGTTCATTACTAGTAGTGCTAGTATCAGTGGTAATGCTGGTAGTGCTACAAAGCTACAAACAGCCAGAACTATTAATGGTACTTCATTTAATGGTACTGCTAACATTACTACGGCAAATTGGGGTACTACTAGAAGTATTTATATCCAAGATGCTACAGCTACTAATACCAGTTCGGCAGTTAGTGTAAACGGTGGTGGTAATGCTTATTTGAAATTACCAACTAACATTAAAGTCGGTACACTTACAGCTACAGGTGAAGTGACTGCTTATTCTGATATTAGGCTTAAAACAGACATTCAGCCATTAGAGAATAGGGGTTACATTAAACCTATTACATATAAGAAGGATGGTAAGGATAGTATAGGATTCATAGCACAAGAAGTAAGAGAATTATATCCAGAACTAGTTATAGAAGATAATACAGAAGATAAATATCTATCTGTCAACTATGCACAATATGTAGCAGTATTACAAGCACAGATTATAGACCTTAAAAAAGAGATAGACGAATTAAAGAATATAAAAACTAAATAATATGGCTTTAGCGAGTTTGGGTATAACAACAAGTTTAGTCGGAAATACATTAGGCATATCAAATAGAAATGTAGGTGGATTATGTACTAGTAGTAATGTTAATCCGTGGAGTAAATGGAAGCCTATACATAGTACTGTATCTACAATGACTTTAGGAGAATTGAAGAATAGGAACTATGGAATCCAGATAATTCAAGCCAATAACCCTACTTCATTAGTAAGTGCTATTAAGGCTAATGGAAATAAAGGCTACACATACAATAAACCTACTGGTGGTTCTAATAGTCCTTATAGATTGGGGGACTTTAGAAATTATGAACATAGTGCAGCTATGCCTTTATATGCCACTTATAAAGATGGTGCTGTACAAAATATAGGCGGTGTAACTTCTAGTAATCACGCTTCTTATGAAAGACCACTGGCAGGTATAGAATCTAGCACACCAGGGGGTGATACTTCTAGTTTAACTTATCTTACTAAAGATGATATATATACAGTATATGGTACTGATGGAAGTAAGTTGAACCTTCATAGAGGTGCTTTAGTAACAGATGGTTCTAAATCTTATTGGTATAGTGAGAAGTTGTACTGGTGGACTACACAGATGCAGCAGTTTGCAGGTAAGACTGTACAAGTATATGAGTTTTTAACTAATGCTGTTAGTACACCTACTTCACCACATACAGGTAATGCTAATGATAGATTCTTAGCCTTACCTATACCAGTAGCATCTATACAAGTTAAGGCAGATGCAGTAGCAGGAAGTCAGAAGGTGCAAATTATCTTCAGGGCACAGCAAAGAGAAAATAATACTAAGTACTATGACTGGACTTTACAATTTAGTGCAGTAGGTTCTACTTATAGAGGTGGTACAATTAATAATATTGCAGTTAAGCTATGTAAGGATAACAAAGGTATTAATCAGATTGCTTCTGCTAGTGGTCTACCTAAATCACTTACAGTTAATGATGAAACTACTTCACAGATATATACTGGTTCACTTTATAATAATAGCACATCTTCTATTTGTTGGCTATGTTTATGGTTTGATAACCAGCTACAGAGGTCTATACAGGCACTTATGCCAATGCCAGACCCATCTTTACCATAGATTAATTAATAACACATTTAAATTTTAAAACTATGGCTACAACTATCGAAATGCAGCACACAAATTACAATGTAGTAACAGATAATGGAACAATGAAGTTAGAAGGTACATTCAATATTGATATGAATGGGAAGATGAACTATAATGTTAGTATCTATCTTATTGAAGATATGAAATATATTGGTGATGCTAACTACTGTGAACTGGATGGGGGATTAGTTAATTATAACTATAACCTTCCAGCAGCTAATAAGGCTGATGTAATTGCATTAGTAGATACATCTATTCAAGAAATTAAAGTTAAACAATCAGCAGAATGACAAAAGAAGATAAGCTAAACTTACAATTAATATCAGCAGCTGTATTAGTAATAGTAGGCTGTGGTTTATTAATTGGAGGGTTCTGTGTAGCACCATTAGGAATAATAGACAGCAGCGTACTTATTGCCTTTGGTGAAACTTGTACCTTTGCTGGTGCCTTGTTTGGTGTAGATTATCATTATCGGATGATATTTAGAAAGTAAATAAATTTAGCCTGTAGTCTGGTGATAGATTGCAGGCTATTTGTTTATGTGGCTACTTTGTAGTACATTTGCAGCGTGATTCTGATAGCACTATTTGTCTGAATAGCCAGTATAATAGTGTATTGGCATAATTTAAACTTTTTATATTATGACACAGAGTCAAGAATCACAAGTGAATGTTCTTTCTGTATTGGTATCAGCAGACCGCAAGGAACTGGGTAAACTCTTTGGTGTTGGTTTGTATATTACAGACAGTGACACCGTAGAACAGGTTAAGGCTAAATGTGGTCGTTATATCGCAAGATATAAGGAATACATAGCTAATCTTAATGCTGTACTGGAAATTTCAGACGACAATTTGAAGTCTGAAATGCGAAAGGCTAAGGCTTACCGCTATATTCAATCTCTTAATGAGGATGATAAAAGAGCCTTGCAGGAGTTGATAGGTCAGTAATTGGAAGGACTTCAAACAATGGGGCTAGCTTCGGCTAGCCTTTTTTATTTTAAGATGTATGGAGTATAAGAAGTATGGAAGAAAGATAGTGGATGCTATCGAAGATATAGATAACCCTGCCTATAAGGTATCATTAGACTGCATTAGAAGAAGCCATTTTACATTAGGCACTTTAGTTATAGCTAATACTATCTATGATGGATTTATAACACTATGCCAGTCTAAGAACTATCTATGTGCCATTCAGCAAATAAGGATGCAAATAGATAATTGTATGACTATATTTGCTAGCCAGTTAGTAAAGAACCAGACTTCTTTCTATAACCACTTTGATAAAGGTGGGGCTTTGAATCAGATGAAAGTAAAGGGTAATGCACTTACTACTAATTACCTTCTGGAGTTATTAGATGAGAAGTATATAGGTATTAGGGATATATACAGGGAAGGCTGTAAGTGGATTCATCCTACTAGCAAACGATTGAACTTCTATTATATTACACCTTTGACTAATGGAGAGCCAACTAGTATAGTAGGTTATAAAGATAAGGAATATAGTATAGTTAATGGGTTAATGGCAGATACATTACTGGAAGATATATGTAATGATATGTACTATGCTATGGATATACTACTAGAGTTAGTAAATGAACAGATAAGGCTACAGAAAGAAGAAGCTAGTGCTGTTACTACTGATGAACAGCTAATGAATAACATAGATGAAGTATTTGATAAGATAGGTATTCAAGTAGTTTCGGATAAGGGGAATGGGGTAATATTTTAAGCTGATAGTCGGTTAAACCCCAGCCTACCCTACTTTTCACGGCTGTAAGTTTCCAAATATGCAAAAGGTTGCATTATTTAACATTCTTCATAAATGATTGATAATCAGTATGTACGAATGGTTAAAGTGTTTATTCTGTTGTTCATCCAAGAACAGGATTCCGTTATGTGCCAGGCTGATCTCTCCCGGCTGCGGGAAAGCGCCTCCACCGACCATCGCCACATTCGAAATCGTGTGATGGGGCGAACGGAACGG